AGGGTCTCCAGCTACTACTAAATGCTTATCATGTATTGTACAAAACTTAGCTGTAGTACTGCCATTAATAGTTATTTGACTTGCAAAAAAAGTTCTAGTAGTTACATCTGTATTTGTTCCAGTCATTTTAAATAAGAAAGGTTTATTGTTACCACTCTTATCTGTTATAACTACTTCACCAAACTCAGATGCACCTTCAAAAATAGCAAACTCACACTGGTCTACACTTGTTAAAGTTAGTTCACTTCTACCTGCAAAGGTACTATAATTATCTCCACCTGATGCAACACTTGCTTTATTTAATTGCAACCAAGTACTTTCTCCGTCTTGACTAAAAAATACATCGTTACCTGCTACAGCTATTACACCATCTGCATAAACTAATAAACCTTCTATATCATTACTAGAGTTAGGTAAAGTATCTCCAAATAAAGTAAATCCATTAATTCTTCTATACCCACCCTCTGTAGCAACTTCAAAGTTTTTTAATTTAGTAGCAACTCCGGGTGTTTGTAATAACGCTAAAGAGTTTGTAGACTTATTAAGTCCACCTCCAAGTGGTACTGAAAAAGGTTGAGAACCTGACATTTAGAAATAAACCCTATCGTCTGTCATATATTTTGGAGTAGGATTAATTAAATTAGATTTCATAACTCTCATATTTTTTTTATATTCGTCAAGAGCAAAAGCTGCTTGTTGAATATTTTCTTTAAATTGGTGCACGTAATATCTTGTTCGTGCTGTTATAACATTGCTATATTGTTCTGGTAAAACAATAGCATCATCATGTGCTGATAAAGATGTAGGTTTTGTAAATGCATAAAAATGCACGTTATATACTTTATCAGGTATTGGACTTAATCCAAACTTTCTGTGGTCTGGGCTTTTAATAACATAAGCAGGTTCTCCATGAGAAGCATTTGAACCTTTTGCATCATCAGAGTTTTCACCATCTCTATAATATCTTTTCCAGTCTGCTAGTGTTAAAAAATTTAAACCTTTAGAAACAAATGGAGAAGTTTCTCCACTTACATTTATTGTTGTTAAATAAAAATCATCCCAGTCTACTGAAGAATAATCAGTTGTTATACTAGAACTATCTGCTTTGAGAGTATACCATCTAGTTCCTGCAACCGTTGCAACAGTTACATTACCATAAAAAGGGTCTGTTTCTCCACTAGCTCCTGCTGAAAAAAAAGGTAGTTGTGGTTCTTCGTTAGCTATGTCAAATATAGATTTATTAATTGCATCTTTTACAAATGATTGAATACCTGTAGCACTTGCAAAATTTCCAGAAGTTAATATAACTTCATTTAATTCTCTTAATACTTCATTACTTAAACCTAAATATGTTGTAGCCATTATTTTTTATGTTGTTTTTGTATTGCAAAGTTTGCTGTTAAACTAGCACCTGTGTGCTTGACAAACTTTCCTGTGTGTTTCATTAATTTAAAACCACCTTTGGGTTGTTTCATCCAATGATAGCCTTTTGGTGCTTTAACTTTCATTTAGCAAGGTTTAGCTTTTGGCATTACTTCGCCACCATGACCATACATCATACGACCACCACCTTTCATTGGTTTTTTCTTCATACCCATGCCACCATACTGCATTGGCTCTCTTCTAGCTGAAGCATTACCATCATGTGAGCCACCATGTTTGTACATTGTTCTTTTTTTATCTTTCATATTATTTCCTTAAAATAAAGTGGAGGAGACCGAAGCCTCCCCCGAGTTGATATTAGTCAATACCATAGAATGCACTTACTAGAGCTTCATCTCTAAGTACTTTCGCACCATAGACATGTAAGCCTCTAACTATATCACCAAACGATGTTGGGTCTCTTAACACTTCTGTTGAGAGGATAGTATTAGCAGTTGCAGTAGAGGACATATGACCAGCCATACATTTACCAGCAGCATTAGTTGTTGCAGCAATGTTGTTTGACTTGTACATATCAAAACCTCTTAGTTTTCCACTTGAAACTAAGCCATTTCTAATTGAGCCTTGACCTGCGTTGAAGTCTACAGACAATAATTTAGAAGATGACTGACCTAGAACTTCGTAGAAGTCAGGACTTGCAACAAACCATCTACCTTCTTCAGGTACATTTTGTTCATCTAATAGTCTTGCCATTCTAGCCATAAGGTCTAATGGGTCTGTTTCAGAACCACCACTACCTATGTCAGCAGCACCAGAGCCATCAAAGACTCCTTGTCCTAAATCAGTTGCACTATCAGCACCTAAAATGTGATTAGGTGATGAAGCTGAGCAACCAGCAAACATAGTAGCTAACACAGCAGCATCATATGAATCTTTCAATGCATATGCAGCAG